TTCTCAATTGCAGGAAACAGACGAGGTTTTGAAGATACACGAGGAACTTTGTTCTTTGAAATTGCTAGGTTCGCATCTATTCTCAGACCTAAATATCTATTCCTTGAGAATGTCAAAGGACTCCTCAATCACGAAAACGGAATTACATTCGAGACCATTATCTCAACCTTGGATGAGCTGGGGTACGATGTGGAATGGCAAGTGCTTAACAGCAAGGATTTTGGAGTCCCCCAAAATCGCGAACGTGTGTTCATTATCGGACATTTTAGAGGAGAATGTACCAGAAGAATTTTTCCTCTCAGTGGACAAAGTCAGTCAATTAGTAACAAATCAGTCGTGAAAATTGGCAATGTAAACCCATCTGGCAACGGGATGAATGGGGAAGTCTATCAAGCTGACGGACTAGCTCCTACATTAACCACAAACAAGGGAGAGGGGCAAAAGATAGCTATAAAAAGTAATACTATAAAACAATTTGGAGCATTGCAGCCAAATTTTAATCAATGCGGTGTGGTTTATGAAACAGACGGTATCGCACCAACAATCAGAGCATATCAAGGCGGAGGTCTTGAACCTAAAATCATTCAGCGCGGTCATGGTTATAATCAAGGTGGAGAACATGACATCGCTCCTACTTTGACAAGCAATAGCTATCAAGAAAATAATCATTTATCAGACGGCTATCGAATCAGAAAACTAACACCTCGTGAGTGCTGGAGATTGCAGGGTTTTCCAGACTGGGCTTTTGATAAGGCTCAAGAAGTGAATAGCAACAGCCAATTATATAAACAAGCAGGAAATAGCGTGACAGTCAATGTCATTGCTGCTATCGCAAAAGAATTTAGATAAACAGGAGAAAAACAAATGCTAAATAAAATCGATATACCAGGAACAACTATCACACTCGAAATCGTAGAACAGACTTGCGTGTTAATTAGTAATCAAAAGGATAAGTGGGATAAGGTTAAAGTAGGAAATGAGGTATTACTATAATGGACGATATTTTACAAGCATTAGCAAAAATGCTAAATATGACAGTTGATGAAGTAAGTTCTTTGCTTACAACATTTAAAGGGAGCGCACCACAGATTTATGAAACGCTTTTAAGAGAAAAGATGTTTTATGATATATTTATTTTTTTTGAAAATCTTTCACTCGCGATGTTCATTGTTTCTTTGATAATTTTAGTTTATTCAATTTATTTTTATCATTTTTATAACGCGGACGATGTCAGTGGCTGGGATGTACCTAAAGGAAAAACTAAAGAAACTTTCAAGTCGGAACTGATTGAAAATAATAAGAGGAAATTTAAACCGTTTTTAAAACTCGGCTATATTACTTCAAGTGCAAGTTTTGTAACTTTTGTTGCAGCAGTCGTTTTGAAAATAATCCTTTCTCAGAATTATATATTCATCATGAATGAAATTTTACCAAGATTAACAAATAGATAGGAGTTACTATGACAACAAACATGGAATTATTAGCGCATCATGTTGAGCATTGGGCTAAAGAGCGAGGGTTAGACAATCCCGACAATAGCACGGCTCAAGCATTGAAACTATTTGAAGAAGCAGGCGAATTGGCGCAGGCACATCTCAAGAAACGAGATGATGAGGGCAAGGATGCCGTGGGTGATATTTTGGTAGTGTTGACCATCTACTGTCAGCAGAAAGGTTGGTCTATCGCTGAGTGCTTCCAGATGGCTTGGAACGAGATTAAAGACCGTAAAGGCAAGATGGTAGACGGCTCGTTCGTCAAAGAGGAGGATTTGCCAGATGATTACAAAATTTAGAGGGTTATCCATTGACGAAAATAGCAAAGGAGAATGGCAATACGGACATTTAATTGAAGATAAAGGAAGAGCATTTATTATCAACGAAGTGGTAGAAGTTGACGAACAATACATTACTATAGGTTCTTGGTGTCCTGTAAATATAGAATCAGTAGGACGTTTCACAGGGATGTTTGACAAAAATTTACGGGAGATATACGAGAAAGATGTTCTTGGTACAAAAGATGGATTGTTGAATGGTGTAGTCGAATACAGATCTGATTTAGGGATGTGGACGAATAGTTTGATTAGTTACAACAATTTTGAGCGATTGTGTAACGTGGCTGGCAATAGAGAAATCATCGGCAACATCTACGAGAACCAAGAGATTTTAAAGGAGAAGGAATGAGATATTTTAAAATCCTATGTGTTGTTTTATTCGCATCCTTTCTCGTAGCATGTCACGAGATTTCGAGCGGAACGGTTGTAGACAAGTACATTGATGAACCTCACACAACTTTCATACCTGTTACAACAGGAAAAAGTTCGGTGCTTGTGCCAACCAGAACCAAAAGAAAATACATTCTGGTCGTTTCAGGTCGTGCAGGTAATAAGCAAGTTGAAGAAACGTTTGAAGTGACAGCTGAGGAATACAAGCACTATGAAATTGGTAATACTTTCATACAAGATGCCGCTTTAGAAAATGAAGAAGGAGATAGAGAATGAACATTCAAGGACTGATTGAACGATACGAAAAATTTAAAGCTAGCAAGAAGAAATTGACATCGGTTGATTTGGTTTTGAAAGACTTACGGTCTTTAGATGAACCAGAACCGTTGCCATTCAAGTTAAAAGATGTCGTTCGTCGAATCAGAGGGTTTGATCCGACGACACAGACTAGATGGCTTAATGACATCCTTAAAGAATTAGGGGACGACTACGGTTCGATGAAATACCGTAGTGGCTACGAGCAAGGCAAACTTGAGGGAGCATGGGTTGGCAATCAATTGAAGGGTGCTGATAAGATTCGGCAAGAATTGAATAAAGTGCTTCTACCTAATTTTATGGATGACTGGATTTTCGAGTGCCAACTTTTAAAAAATTTTAGTTTGCGTGATGCACTAGATAGTAACACAATCCATCTCTACGCTAAAAAAAGCGAATTCGTGAAGAAATGGCTTAATGACAAAAACAACCAAGAACTTTTCGCTCGAGCGTGGTTGACTGACTATGAGGCCGAGAAAGAGCCAAAATACAAAGTCAAGTTAAAAAATACAGATGATTATCTAAATCAAACAGAAACTGGATTCCACTTTTTTAACAATGGGAAAAACAACGAAAAATTTACACGAAAGGAACTAGAATATTCTGGTTTTGGTGAAGTGTTTAATAGTCCACTATTTGAAGTGGAGGAGGTTGAGTGATGATTATCAAGAATTACAAATATGATTATTCAGCTGGCAGAATACGCTACACAATTGATGTAGATGGCTATGAACAAGCTATGGAACATACAAAGACAGAATACGGAAGTGTCCAAAGAAATGATATTGATGATTTCTTGCTTTCAGTTGAGAATTACGACTTTCAAGAAGCTGAAGCGGTTGAAGAATTTGTGGATTTTCAAAGTTGTCTCCTTATGTATGGAATTGATTTTGAATTGAGAAATGAGGTGGAGTGATGAGTTATGAGTGTTCGAACTGTTGCAAAGAACTCGAAGACGAGTTTCTGGTAGTGCAAGAGAATCATGTTATTCTAGCATTATTTAACGATGTTGAAAATTGTTTTTGTAGTCAGCAATGTGTCAATGATTTCTTGATGATTGAATCTAAGTACTTATCAAATGGAGATATACCATACGATGAAAAGGAGGTTGAGTGATGGCTAGAAAGGTACAAGCAACGATTACACAAGATCTACATGACCATGTCGAAGCCATTAAAGAATATGGTGGTTATAGAAGCGTGTCTGAAGTAGTCAATAAAGCACTTGAAAATTTAGTAAATGACCATGCTAGAAATGAAATATATAAATATTATTTGCAAAAAGTAAGAGATGGAAGAAATGGGGTCACAGAATGAAACGTTTTATCGCAATCTGGATATTATTGTCTGTTGGATTAAATATTTGGCAGAGTATCCACATTAAAAAACTAGAAATAAAGCGCCCGATTGTCGTCTATAAAGCTGACAATCAAGGGGCAGAAATCAAAGGCAGAGTCGTCCACAAAGAGAAGATTGGCGACATGTACACTATCACAGTACAAAATTATGGAGTGTTCGTAATTACTCAAACAAACTATGAATCTCTAAAAATAGGAGATGAGGTAATATTGTAATGGCAGAGTACAAGAAACCAACTTACATCATCATTCAGGAAGCAATGGCAGAGCGCATTAGATTTCTGGAAGATGAACTGTACGAAAGGGCCTATAAGGATATTGAGAAGCTAGAAGCTCAAAATGATTTCTTAAAAGGTCTTTGTAACAATCAACTTGAAAT